CAGGACTTGGAAAGCGAAGGTTACGACACAAGGACATTTATTATTCCAGCTTCATCCGTTGGTGCATGGCACAAAAGAGAAAGGCTCTGGATTATCGGACATAAAACAGTATCCGACACCGAATTCGAGGGATTGGAAAGGGGGGAGTGGCACGATAGTACAGGAGAACGGGAAGTATTACCGAGTGTCAGACAAAACAGGAGAGAAGTGGGGAGTGAGGTTGGATGCTCTAATGGAGTTTCAAGAAAAACAGAAACTATACCCAACACCGACCAACAGCGAACACAAATACCGCTTGAAGGGCAACAGTCAAGCATCGAAATGTCTAGAAGCTCAAGCGAGGAGAACTGGTGGCAAACTCAATCCGAACTTTGTGGAGTTCCTGATGGGGTTTCCTATGAACTGGACAAAGGTCGAGTTGGAAGAATCAAAGGACTAGGCAATGCCATTGTGCCACAGATAGCCTGGTTCATTGGTAATGCCATAATTACGGCAGAAAAAAACTCTTGAATGTCAGACAATTTGATGTAGTATTAATATGTTTACTAACTAAAGGAGTTATATGAAACAAGATTTTGAAGAGATATATGAACAATTATGTGATTCGATAGAAAAAAACAATAAAGAAGTACTTTCCTTATTAAAAATAATTCATTTTTATGAAACGCTTTTTTTTGAAATCAAACTATTAACGGATGAACAAATGTTGTTGACAGAATCTCACATGAAAAAAGCTATTTTTGTGAGAAACATGGTTGATTTGGCAGAAAATAGAGCAGAAAAAGTAATTGATAGTCAGCTTTATGATTTGTATCAAGATCAAAAATTATTACCTAAAAAATCCCCATCAAGACCAAAAAAACGAACCAAGATGCAACGTGCGATTATTGATGTCTATGGTGTTTATGATTCACTGGTATGTGGCGATGAAGTAGGTCCAAAAGATACTAAACTCAACTGATAGGAGATTAATATGTTAGATAAACAAAAATTTGTAGAGGCTTCATATATTCCAAAAGATTTACTAAAATTAAGTAAATACGCAGAAAACTTACAATTGTTAGTGGCATGGTTAAGTTTGTATCTTGAAACACATAAAAAATTAAATGTAAGGCAACACGATTGGGTAAAATTAGAAACTGCAAAAGAGTGTGGGGTTGACATAGATGAGCTTTTAAAATCACATAAATCTCTGCTTGAAGAACTAAATAAGTATGTTTAAGATAATAGCTTATAGGAGCATATTATGTCTTGTTTACATAAAGAAAGATTACTAGAAGAATTGTACGATAAATTTAGGAATTTAGGATTATCAGATGATGATGCTCAACTCGCTGCTGAGGTTGAATTTGAAAGTTATCCAGATCTAGAAGTCGTAGATGAGCAGTGGCAAGATATTCCTTTTGAAGATTAATATCGTTGTCAAGCCAGGTGCTTGACCCCCTTGGATGACACACCTACCATTATGTGTCATCCTTTTTTCATGGCAGACACAAAAACAATATATGATATCGACTGGAGCGAAGTCTTTGACAAAGAATTTTTTGCACAAGGCTTAATTGATCCCAAAACTTTATCTGGTTATGAACGCTGTCATTTTTTAAATACCTTGTTTGAAGACTATTTGTTTTACAAAAAACAAAGCTATAACCGAGAATTTTTACGCTTGTATGAAACCGCTCTATCATATATGGTGCAAATATATGGTCATTAATATGATGTGTTTATGGATGAGAGTAAAAAAAGCGTTGACGTTTTACAACTTCATGCTGATTTTTTAAATAATAATGATTACTTACCAGAAACTCGCCTATGGCGACGGGTTGTTGCCAATGCTCTTGAAGATACTCTTATCGTAAGTCAGGATAGAAAACGTTCTGTTGCCAAAGCTAAAGCTCACAATTGGATAATTGAGGACAGCTCAGACTTTCAACACGCTTGTTATTGGGCTAATCTAGATCCTGATTGTGTGCGTGATGTTTATTTACGTTTAGTACGCCAAGGGTGTGTTCGGTTTAGCCATAGACAGCTTAAATGGCTCGAATACCAGCGTTTGTGGGAAAAATTGGCCATGAGCCACGAATTACGACAAAAACGTAAAATTAGGGCAAAAATTAAAGATTTACGTTGTTTAATTTTGCAATCATCTACTAAGTTTCACAGCACATTATTTGTGAATCCAATTAAGTTGTAAGAAAATTCTTGATTTAGACAGCTTTTAATCGTATTATTAGCATGTTCATTGTTTTTAATTCATTTAACATTGAACTCCCAAGTTGTTTGAAGTTGGTTGAGGGGTGTTTAGAGTAGTTAATTCATGTTATCTCTTTCTTCTAAGCACTCCAAAATCAAACTTAACGATTCTTATTTATGAGCCGATATCATTATAAAACCCCTGCATATAACAAAAAATCTACCGTAAGAACTCGCTCTAAAGATAAAGTTGTAAGTTTGTCTGATAATTTTTTAGTTGAGTGGCATGTTGTAATGGCAGGTCGCCGATCATTTTATGTTCGAGATGCAAAAGTTAAATGCCTTCTGGTCAACTATTCTAAAAAAGGCAGTCATTCTTTTGCTTTTGATTATCGATCAGGGACGATGCATAAATCTAAAGTGTTTGGTTACTTTCCTAGTATGACAGTAGATGAGGCTAGAGAAAAAGCTCAGGAAATTCAAAAACGTTTTGTAGAGGAGGGTTTGATGTATGATGAGTTGTTTGAGGTGCATCGTTATCCCGCCATGATTTATTTTTTACAAAGCGATGACATGATCAAAATTGGTAAATCTAACAATATTTGGGACAGAATGAGGGACCTGGTTGGCTCTCAAGATGGTGTTTTCTTGTTAGGTATGCGAGAACAAAATAATGCGGTAACTGAGAGTAAACTACATCATGTTTATCGGGCGTTACGGCATCCAGGCAATGAATATTTTAAAAAAGATCACCTGTTATTAGAGTTTATTCAACGTTGGTGTGTCGCTAGGAGTAATGATGCAGATATAAAAAGACTGCTTAAAAGACACGAAACCGAACTTTATGTAGATAAATAACCTTAAAATACTTGAAATTTGCTTACATTGTGTTAAACTTTAATTACTTTTAACAATGATGGAGATAGCGATGAGTAAAGAAGATTTTTTAAATGATTTAGAGAAATGTATTAATGGTTGGTGGGATAGTTTGCCACCAGAAGTACAAGACGACATCAATGCACTTTATGATAAACGTTTAGATGCTGAACTTGATGAACAGAAACAAAATAGCGAGGTGTTAAATGGCAAGATATAGTTATGATGAACTTATAGAAATTTACAACAAACGATATGGTATATGTGCCGAATTTGCATACGCATATTTTAGAGCAAGACCTTTTGTTTTACTTCAACTACTAAGGGGTAATCAAAATGGCTAGAGGCACACCAGAACAAGATTTAGATACTTACATGGAACAACAAGAACAAGCAGAAATGGAACTTAACGAAGAGCAACATTACGCAGAAGATTTGGTATACGGCATATCCAATGTAATTGAAAATATTAAGCACAACATTGTAGATACCGAGTCAGAGGTAGAGCTACACGGCATTGAAAGGGAGCTTGTTATTAGATTTTCTCTTAGTGAGGTAGAAATGGAAATGCTACAAAACTATTTAGATGACCACGCACCGAAGTATGTGGCAGAAAAAGTAGAGAGGTTGTGATGACAGATAAATGGTTAAGTGATAAGGAAAGTTACGAAAAACTCTACAAAGAGTTAAAAAAAATGATTGTGGAAGAACATAATGAAGATACTGAAAATTGGCAAGATTATGGGCATTGGGATATTATGCACCTTGCGAAAGAGGGAGTTTTATGCAGAAAAGCATTAGAGCATTTTATAGATAACGATGACAGTAAGGGTTTTAGTGAGTGGTTGGATAGAGAATATGCTTATGATAACCCTTACACAGATATTCCGCATTATAAAGTTACCTTAGGTTATCATTGGCAAGATAAAAAATAAAAGGAGATAGAATGGGAAGGAAAACTAAGTTAGAGCAGTTTTTAACTGCTGAGGAGTTAGAGTCAAGACCGATGCGTGTGGATTTTGATGATGACCGTGAGTATCATCGTGCGTATGACAAGTGGTATAGGACCACGGGTCATGGATCAAGGTCAAAACGGCTCAATAATGAGTATCACTATGAAACAATTACCAAGGTTAAAAGGCAAAAAGCCAGGTTAGAGAAAAACCAGAGAGCAGATTAAATATGAAATGGATTATTTTTCGAGATGTAAAAATAGACGAGGACTCTTTAGAGGTTGTATGGGACGTGCAAGAATTTTGTAAACAATTACTTTCATTTAAAGTACCTTACAGCTCCGAAAAGATAGATGGCTTGAATGAAATATTACAAAGTTGTAAAGAAGCTTTAGATATGGGGTACGACCTTTTTGGTGCAGATATTGAAGGTATGGTTTATTGTATTAAATTTTTTGAAATTGAGTCACAAATTGAGTCACAGTTAGGGCCACGCAGTGCAGAAAGGTTAAAATATTTGGTAAGCACAACAAACAGAAAAACAACATATGAGTTTTGTCAATGGGTAAAAAAAGAACAACCAGAAGTTTATGACCGTATTAATAATTCATTTGGAAAACTTCATTAAATTCCAAAATCCCAAAATTCTTATAATGTAGTTACTTACAAAAAAACTTTAAAAGTAAAAAAGTTTTTAAACATATTTTAGGAAATTAGGAAAAATAAGCAAATATATGATATATACAGTAAAATATTAAATATACTATTAGGAATATTTTAGGAATAATTCCTAAAAAATAGGAATAATATAACAATTTTCGATCGTTATTGTTAGAAAAATTTTTTATTTTTTTATTTCTAAGTGTTTACATTATAGGAATTTGGAATATTATGTGAATCATGGGTAGTAAACTGATTGAAAATAGAACTGAAAAAGATTTAACTGCTAAACAGAAAAAGTTTTTAAAATTATTAGTTAAAAACTGGGGTTCTATTAGCCAGGTCGAGGCAGCACAAAAAGCTGGATATGGCAAAACTTACAGATCCTCTGCGAGTATTGCGTCTAAAATGTTAGATTCATCTGTTAATCCACACATCACCCTAGCTTTAGAAAACATGTTGGCAAAAGAACAAGAAAAATATGAAAAAGATAAGTTAAGACGATATAAAACATTTGAAAGACTCAGAGATGGTGCAGAAAATAAAGGTCAGTTCACAGCATCTATAAATGCTGAGTATCGTTCAGGTCAGTTAGCTGGACTTTTTGTTGACAAAAAAGAAATTCAACATTCAACCTTAGAGGGAATGTCAAGAGAGCAGTTAGAGCAAAGACTACAAGAATTAGAAAACAAAATTGGAGCAAATACTATTATTGTTCAAGGTGAAGTTGTTGAATAAGGACGTTTTTTGTTAATTTTTCATTAAATATGTCAATAAATGAGTCAAAATTGTGGGCTTTTATAAAACAATGTAAAAAAACACAAAAAAATTGGCATTTTTTTCGCTTAGAAAGCCATACAATCAACGGAATACCTGATGTTTATGGTTGTATGCACGGTCAACCTTTTTGGATTGAATTAAAGGCTACACATGTTGAAAATAAGGGACTTTCTAAATGGCAGTGGAACTGGCATATTGACCATAATCGTGCTGGTGGAAAATCATACATTCTCAATGCCAATGACAAGGAGTCTTGTTACGAAATTCTAGTGATCCGTGAGCCGAGAGCCTTGGTCCTGGTTAAATCATATCCATATGACCATAACCATAACCATATCGCAACCATAACCGAGATCCTCATAACCATGTCTCAATCATAACCATAACCATAACCATATCCATATGACCATAACCATATCCATATGGCCATATCCATATGGCCATAACCATAGCCATATTTTATCTATACTTTTTCATATCCTGGTGGTGCATAAAAATTAATAATCCTAATGCCGTGAACATAACGCCAGTATATAAACCAACAATAAATACCATCATCATTTTAGTTTCTCCTCGTTAAACACACCCTCTCTATAACAATTTAGTTCTAATTTTAAGCTTTTCTCGTCAAAATCTTTATATTCTGCATACAAAGTTTGCTCTATCCACCTTAACAACTCTGCTCGGCTGTCATCTTCCATAGCATAAAGTCTAACTCGTACGCATTCGTCTACCATTTCTTCTCTAGTCATCGTTCCCCCTTATTTATTAAAAATTGTTTAAACTCATCAACTGTTAAATCTACCCCTTCTTCTTCTATCCAATGCTCAATCATCGGTTCAAGGTTCAGGTACACAACTATCTCTGCAAATAACTCTAATAAAACTTTTTGTTTATTCATCATTAACTCCCAATGTGGTACCAGTAGCCTTCCGAAAAAACTTCTAGTCTTTTAGTACCATCATTTAATTCACCTTCCGATAATGTTTGTAATCTACCACCAGTAAAATGAATACACGCACTATCATATTCTTCAAACTTATCTGCATCTATAACGCAATGTATTTCACCTTTCCAATGCTCTTTGTTACAAATCTCACCAAATCGTTTTTCTAGTTCTGTTTGTGTCATTTTGCCTCCTCTATTTTTTCGAATTCATTTTCCCAACCTACCGATAAAACTGGGCAGTCTTTCTTATCATCACTTGTGAATAATGCCCCACCATCATTTCCTTCATCATCTCTTGACGGATATATCCAAGTGCCATCGTCAAGTAATAAACAAATAGGGGCAAAATCCCACCCCATTTTTTTACAATCGTAACTTGACATATATTGCACTTCTACAATCTTCTTACCGACAAAATTTTTCTCGGCTTTTTCCCACCAATGTGCATATCTATTTTTCATTGTGCTACCTCCTCATCTTCCTCATCTAAAAAAGCATAAATTTCGTCAAAGTCCCACCTTTTTAATGCCCACATAGGTAACTGTTCGTTTTTATACTTCTCAAATGTATTTTCTAAAAATAAATCTTTTTCATTGGTAAGAATTCCACAAAAATCCACACCACCTTCAAAATAACTAACATCTATTTCAAAACCCTCTTCGATTAATTTGTGATAAACACCATCTGGTGGCGACCATGCGGAACAAGCGGAAAAATGAATTGTATTGCCGTCTATTCCATAATCATGAAAATCTAGTTCCCATTTTGTATCCCAATTTTCTACACACCAGTTATAATCCCATTCACCATTTGGCAAAGGTTTTACATGTTCACAAAACTTATTTTTCTGTATCGCTTTGTAAAGAGCTTTTATTTTTTTAACGTCCTTATGTTTTATCGTTCCATCATTGTCACACCAATTTGGCATATTGCACCTCGCTTTAGTTATCGTTTAAAGAACCTAGAATATAACATATGTCAGCAAATATGTAAAGAAATCATTGATTGATTAAAATTAAAAATCCCAATAGCCAAAAAACTATTGGGATTGATATCAATAAAAATAACTTAGTAAATAATATTATTTGATTGAGCATTTTTTAATTACCCCATCATTTTGATAACTCTCTGGCATACATTTAATAATACTATTTTTCATAGCATCTGAACCTCCTTGTTCTTCATCTCGCCAATAAGTTTGTTCTACTTCTGGGGCGAATTCCCTTTCAACAATGCTTAGTTTTCCGTCTACATTGTCTAGCCAATAAACGCCATTATCAAAATTATTAGTATGCGCTCGGCTATAAATATTTATGCCACAAGATAGCTCACCCCCTAAAGCATTACAGATTATCTGCGTTAGCCTTGCTAGGGCATAAGTTGAGTCTTCTGCTCCTCTCATTCCTAATTCATTATGTGCATCTAAAAAACTCTGCACACTATCTCGCCCACCATTCCAATGTAAATAAATACATGGGGTATTCTCTTTTTCTATATACTCGTTTTTTATTGCTATTACTGCTCTATTTCCCATTTTGTTATCTCCGTTAAAAGTGGGGGGTATTGCTACCCCCATTGATATTAAAGAACTCTGTCTAATAACTGATAAGGCACGTTCCATGTGCCGATTTCGGTTTTAACCTTAGCTCTAGAAGGGTTTTTCTTGAGTATATTACCCTTTACCAGTTGACCATTATGCTCAAATTGAACTGCACCCCCTATATTTAAATCTTGTTTAATCTTCAAAGTCAGTGTATCTCTTACCCATACGATTAAATCTCTATGTTCTTCGGCGGTTAGTTCGTTTATATCGTTTTTTATCTGTTCTAGTACTACCATTACATACTCCTTTGTTGTTGAAGAAATTAAAATATAGCATTTGTCAGCAAATATGTCAATCATAACCATAACCATAACCATATGCGACCATAACCATATGCGACCATAACCATATGCGACCATAACCATATGTGATCACAATTATAATCTTATGCACAATGTCCATAATTCATCTTTCCAAATCTCTGCCAGGTCTTGCCCTGGTCTTGCCCTGGTCTTGCCCTGGTCTTGCCCTGGTCTTGCCCTGGAAATCCGGGCTATATTAGAAAATGCTTATATAAAAAATAACGCTTGTATGTTAGCAAATATGCTTTATAATCTTAAATGCAAACAATTAAAAAGGGAGCAAAAAATGAGTAAAAGAAAAGAAAATTTAAATGAGTTAGCACAAAAAACTACTGACAAAATTATCGCAATTTTGGAAAGTGGAACTATGGATAACAATGCATGGTCTAAGGGTTGGATTGAACATAAGGGTTGTTACAATGTTGTTACCAATACGATATATAAAGGTTTTAACCAGTTCACTTTATCTATGCTAGATTATGAAACACCGCAATTTTCAACCTTTAAAGGGTGGCAGTCTATAGACTGTAAGATTAAAAAGGGAGAAAAAGGTCATAAAATACAAGTTTATAGCATAAACAAAAAAGAAGACAAAAAAACTGGAAAAGAAAAAACAGTTTTATATTCTAATGTTGCTTATGTTTTTAACGCTCAACAAGTGGAAGGAGAAATCCCACCCTTTCAAAGTTTTAAAAATCCTGAAAGCACTAATGATGAACTAGAAAAATTTATAGCTAATTGTGATATTAATACAATACATAGATTTTCTAATAGTGCCTATTATAGTCCATTGATTAATTCTGTAACAATGCCAAAATTTGAGCAATTCAAAGGTGGCGTAGAATATTATTCAACATTATTTCATGAATATGCACATGCTACTGGTCATAAAGATAGATTAAACAGAAATTTTAAAAACAATTTTGGCTCAAAGGAGTACGCCTTTGAAGAATTGATTGCAGAATTATCAAGTGTTTTTACAATGCAACATTTAGGTTATTACGATACAGCAATTAGAGAAGACCATTTAAAATATTTATCTAGTTGGCTTAAAGCTTTAAAAGATGATAATACTTTTATTATTAAAGCAATGAGCAAAGCTGTAAAAGCAACTGAATATTTAATTAATAAACAGATGAAAAAAGAAAATCAAAAAATAGCATAACCATAACCATAACCATAACCATAACCATATTAAGCCCATCAATGATGGGCTTTTTATTTGCATAACCATAACCATAACCATAACCATAACCATAACCATATTGAAAAAACGGCTTTATGTGAATGGATATATATACATTTATATTAATATCTATCTTAATTATCAACGAATTTGCTTGGAGCGTTTGGAATAAAAAAAGCTCCCAAGAAGGGAGCTTAATTTTGCTTGGAGCTTTTGATTAATTACTTATCATACATGTTATACAGAACTGCCCTTAGGCTAACCATAATTTGTTCAAGTCTATCATCTTCAGCCTTTAACTCCGCGGCTAAATCATATAATCGACCATGTTCTTGCTCCATTTCCTCAACAATACTCTCTAGCTTATCATATGTATCATTTGACATTTTTATACTCCTATTTAGTTTAAAGTATATATAGTATAAGCTTATTTGCTAACAAATACAACAAAAAAGATTTGCAATGTCAGCAAATATAAATTAAAATTACTAGGTAATTTAAACAACATACAGGAGTATTAAATGATTATTACAATGCAAGAGCTAATAAGAGAAAATGAATCTCTAATGGAAATAGTAGCAAAAATAGAAGATGCAAGGCTTCAAATGAAAATAAAGGAAAATACTGAGTATCTAAAAAATTATAAAGCTGATACAAAAGTATTTAATAATTTAAAAAAGAAACTTAGAACTCAGCTAGAAAAAAGCTCAGCTTATCAAAGCAATTTAATTAAATTATGTGAAGCTGATACAATAGATAAGGATATCGATATCACTGACGGATTTTCGATAACTGCATATAAAAAACAGAAGCTAGATGATAAAGCAATTGAGAAGTATTATTCTGATAATGACTTAGCACTTCCAGTTATAATTAATTATACAAGTCAGTTTAATGTATAGTTAAAAATTGTCTTGCTAAGATATTTAGCCGTCAGATCTGACGGCTTTTTTTTGTATTTTGCTTGGAGTTTTTTCGGAGTTATTGATTTTATTGAGAATGTTCTGTTTGAGAATATTCTGTTATAGAAGGCTCAATGTACAATCTAAAATGCTTTTTAAATAAAAAATATTTTATAAGGTGCGAAAAGCGCGGAACTTTAAAACCCTCATAAAAACCCAGTTGCTCACACGTAGTATGGTGGAAAAAATTCTAGTAATCACTATAATGGAGGCTCATGAAGACAGAACTAATGACCACAGAACAAATGAGGCTCGAAGTTGAAAAGCTTTGGATTCAACATATTAAACTTTGTCAGGATCATTTTTTATATTTTGTGCAAGAAGTCTGGCCCGATTTTGTTTGTAGAAAAGCCAAAAATCCAGAAGATTGGGGACATCATCAAATTATTGCCAAAGAATTTACCGATATCGCTGACCAAAGAAAAGGGAGGCTCATTATCAATATGCCTCCTAGGCACACTAAGTCTGAATTTGCATCCGTTTACTACCCCGCATGGATTATTGGTAAGTATCCAAAATTAAAAATTATGCAGGTGTCGCACAACACAGAACTGGCAGCAAGGTTCGGGGCTAAGGTTCGTAACATTATTGACTCACCAGAGTATAAACAAATCTTCGGTGACGTGAAACTGCGTGAGGACTCCAAAGCTAAGGGTAGGTGGGAAACTAATCAAGGTGGCGAATACTATGCGGCGGGTGTTGGAGCATCGATCACGGGTCGTGGTGCGGATTTATTAATTA